ATCAGAAGTTGATCATCTTCACGGTGGCGTCCACGTCATCCATTTGCAGGCCGACGCGGGCCGTCAGCACGATGACGTATTCGCGGGAACGGATGTCCTTGTCCGTTTCGACGGTGATGTCGCGGCGGATGCCGAAGATCAGGTTCTGCGGGAACGTGACCAGACCGGTCTTGCCGATGTTGTCGTAAGCCAGCGCGGCGACGCCTTCCAGTGTCAGGCCGTGGGCCGTCAGCGGGATGTTGTTTTGCAGCGCCGAGTCGCCGTAGCCGGTCTGGCGTTGCGACACCTTTTGGCGGTACTTGATGGTGTTGGCCATCGAGATATAGCCGCGCATCTGGGGCAGGTACTTCAGGTACGCCTGCGGCAGCGCCAGTTGGGCGTTGGTGAACAGGTCCGGACTGACGCCGGCATTGGCGTTGTCAGTGATGTGGGCACTGGCGCGCTTCATCCAGCCGTTGGCGAGAGCCAGATACGGGTCGGACGAGGCGGTGTCGGCCCACAGAGCCCACTCTTCCAGGTCGAGGGCGGCACGTTGCGCGATGAGGCGCATGATGTGCTCTTCCATCGAACGGCCTTCGATGTTGTCCTCCAGGGCTTCGTAGGGGATGCGGATTTCCGCGATCACTTCCTTCGAGGTCAGGCTGATCTGCGAGGTCGTCGGCTTGGAGCGATCCGCCACACGCAGGTAACGGTCATTGCCGCCAGCGTCCAGGTCGCCGCCGTTGGTCGGCGCGGCCTTCAGGATGCGGGTCTTGAAGCCCAGGCGGTTGATCTTGACTTCCGGCGAGTTCATGCGAACGACGCGGACCTGGGGCAGCATGGTCGGCTGATCCAGGATGTAGTCGATGAACTGGTTCGCCTGTTCGGGCGTCAGCACGCCGCCGTTGGCGGTCAGGTCGGCCAGCGCGAGGTCTGCGCGGTTGACGAGTTCTTGGGACTTGGTGGTCATCTCAGTTCCTTATGGAGTGGCAGGGTGTGGTTGGTGTTGCGATCAGGACTTGCGGCCGAGGGTGCCGCGGAGGCCACCGAAGGCGGAGGCGCCACGCCACACGTCCTTCTGGGTGCCCTTGCCGTCTTCGGCAGCGGGGGTCTCGGTGGCCGCGCCGGTCGTCTCGGTCTTGCCGTCGCCGGTTTCGCTGCGAACCACAGTCGTGCCCTCGATCTTTTCGAGACGTTCAACCACGGGGGCCAGCGCACCCTTGACGGCATCGGCGATGTCGGCACGAGTGATCGTGGCGGCAGCACCTTCGGCCTGGGCGGCGGCACCTTCTCCTTCGGTCTTGCCCGCGCCGGCAGCAGCCGGTTCGGCGGGTTCCTGGCGCTGCGCTTGGGCGGCGTTGCCGGCCTTGATGGCGTCCAGGAGTCGGGTTTCCATCGAGCCCACGGCGGCTTCGAGGTCGGCGCGGGTCACGGTGTCGGTGGGTTGGGGCTGGGCAGCTTGCTTGCCCGCACCGCCTTGAGCGTTCGTGTTCATCTCGGGGTTCTCCAGTTGGGGGTTGGCGGAACGGGCCACCGCGACGAGGACCGTACGCGGGAGGCTGTCCAGGATACCGGTGGCGAAAGTACCGAATTGCTCCAGTGCGTTCGACATCAGCATTTTGCGCTCCGCCAGAGGCAGGGCGGAATATAGCAAAATCGTGCTCAACACGGAGCGAAGCGAGTAGATAGCTTCGTCCATTGCTTCGCTGAACATGGTGTCGGCCAGCTTGGCGTTGAAGTCGAGTTGACCCCAGCCCCAATTGCCGTAGCACGTTTCGTTGATCACGGCGACATAGCCATCCGGGACGGCGCCGACATCGGAGCGGATGACCGTAGCCGTCAGGCCGGGCTCGATCTCGACGCTGCGGGACTCTTCGTCCGCGGGAACCTCGGCGCGCTGGACCGAGTAGCTGACAGCAACACCGTCATCGCCCTTCTCGAATTCCACCTTGCCTTCGATGCCGTTGGCAGTGAGCCAGTCCACGACTTGCTGTTCGGTGAACTGTTCGGCGCGGAAGACGTAGCCGGTGACGGCCAGTGCGCTCTTGGGGTTGGTTGCCGCCGCGTCGTCGGCGCGTTCGACCGTTGCCACCACGCCGTCATCGCTGAGGCGGACGGGGATGGTCTTGGTGTCGTTTGAAATTGATTTCAAATCACCGCGGAGGGCGACGATGGTGTCGTCTTTCCGAGTCACGCTGAAGCCGGTGAGACCGAGACCCTTCATGCGCTCGTTCACGGTGGCGTCGTCGAACGTACCGGGGAAAGTGACGCTCAGGATGGCGCCGGGGTCCGAGCGACGGGTGCGGCGCACGACAGGGGTTTTCATTGGGGCTGCTCCTTGGTTGCCTTGGGTGCCTTGACCGTCCGCCGACCGGACGACCTTGAAGGCCACTTTATTCGCCGGACGGCCGACGAGAGACAGGAAGGCCGGCTTGATGACTTCCATCAGGTTACCTTCTTGTTCCACTGTTGCCATTTCGTCCTCACTCTTCCAAAGTTTCGACAGTATCCGCGGTTTCAATCACCTGGAAGCGGTGATTGTGCCCGTCAGACACTTCCGTAATCGTGTGGGTCGCGATTTTATGGGAGTGCCCGTTCTCGGAACTCGTTGCGCCGGCCAGCGGACGATTTAGCGAATCCAGGGTGATGACGTAGGTGTGAGTGTGGCCGTCGTCCGGGTGGGGCTCGGTACGACCCACGATGGTGCGGTTCTCTTCCGTGGTGTAGAGGACCGGGATCATGTTGACCAGAGCCTCGTAGCTGTAGCCGTTGAGTTCGCCCGCGAGGATGGCTGACCAGATTTCATCGTTGGGTACTTTCATTCCGACGACCCAGCTACCTTCGATGAAATCCGGGTCTCCCGACCGGGCGATGAAACTCTCGACGACGTACACATCCCCGGTCACGTCGGTGCGGTCGTGATCCACATCGATCCCGTAGCCCTGGCGCGCGAACTCGTATGCGAAGTCTTTGATGGCGTCAGGGGTGTAAATGTCCCCGAACGTGTTGACGACGTTGGGGACCAGGACTTCAGCGAAGACGACCCGCTCCCATTCCTTCCCGTCGTCCCGGTGCACTAGGCGCATGCTAGGTGCGTCCATGTTTACTCCTGGCCGTGCTTGGGAGGCTGCACGGTCTCGCCCGTGTTCTCCGTCTGCTTCTGTTGTTCGGTCTTCTGGGCCTGCGCATCGTGGGTCTTCTGCGCCCCCGACGTGAGAACCAACGGTTTGTCCATCCACGGCTCGTAGCCCTTCTCGCCCTTCTTCGGGTACTGCGGCAGTTCCGTTTGCAACAGCGTGTTGGCGACTTGCTGCGCAGAGGCCGGAGTGATAGCGCCCATGATGTTCAGAGCTGTGAGCGTCTTGATGACCATCTCAGGCGACGTGATCGACGGGGTGCGCGAGGTCAGCTTGGCGGTGGTCAGTTGGAGACCGTTGATGCCGTTGACCAAGAGCCGGTTGAGCATGCCGTCCAGCAGAGAACGCTCCGGCGAGAACACCTGTGATTCGGCCACGAAGACCGAGGTGGTGGCCGTAGCGAAGTTCACGTCCTGCGAAAGACCGACGACGACCGGAGGTAGACGGAAGCTGGAGCGCACCTTCGCCATGTTGCCTTCGTCGTACGCCTTGAACAGACCGTCCGACTGACGCTGATCCGACAGCTTCTCCACCTTCAGGTCGATGTTGCCGGACTTGCCGTCCAGTGAGTCGCCTTCGCCGATGGCTTCGAGCAGAAGAATCTTATGTTGCCGTTCCTTGCCGATACCTTCCGAGTTGAGCTGGTTGCTCAGTTCTTGGTAGGACTGCGCAGACAGTCGGCCGTTACCGATCATGAGCAGCATCGGCGGGACGGTGTTGTCCTGGAAGTAGCGCATGTTCACTTCTTCCGCCTCGCGCGATCCGATGATCGACGGGATTTGGTTGATCCAACGCGGGACGCCGTAAGCCTCGACGCTGGGCAGCTTGAAGTGAACGATCTCGGTGGCGAGGTCGCCGTCTTTGTAGCCCGCCTCGCCCTCAAACATGCCGGTACTGCCGTTCATCTTGCGGGGGTCGCCGAACTCCTTGAACCAGCGTGTCTCGCCAGCGGCGATCTGGATGAAACGACGGAAGCGCTTGAACTCGGTCACGCTAGTGACTCGACGACCACGGGTGATGGTGTACGTGACTTCTACCGCCTGGGGGTGCTTCACAGCGAGCCGGGTGTAGACCGCCGATGCGTGACGGAGCAAAGAGATACGGCCGAGTCGGTCACGGATGACTTCCATGAAACCGAAGCCGGCCGTCTCACGGTCGCGGATAACCTCGGACAAGATTTCGACCAGCGACTGATCCACGTTCGGATTGTCGATGAAAGATTGCAGCTCGAAGCTCTCGCCTTCGTTCGCCTCCCGGTCGCGATAGAGCTTGTCTACCTCCCAGCCGGTGAGGACGATGTTCGTCACGTAGGCGTCGATGCACTGAGCAAGCATGTTGCTTTGCTCGCGCAGTTCGTAGAGGCGGGCGACGTTGTACGGGGTCGGCAGGACAAGGGCGCCGTTCGTGGAAAGGACGTAGCCGGTGAACTCGTCGATTGCGCGAACTTGCTTGCTGGTGTTGCCGTCTTCGCGCTTGATGCCAAAGACCGTCGCCCGCGCTGCGCCAGGACGACGACCGCGAACTACCACGGTTTTCTTTTTCATTGTGCTGGTACCTTCCGGTTGTAGATGTAGCCCCGCACACGGAGCCACTCGTTCAGGTCAATCGTTCCGCCGTGGGCTGCGTCCGCTTCGATGGTGAGGCTGCAAATCCAGCTTGTGTGGTTCTTGGCGTGAACCTTGATGACGCCTCGCCTATTGCGGGACAGCGCACGTACCTGACGACGGATTGCGCCCGCGTCGGTGTCATCCGCCATGTTCACCGCGTTAGGGGTATCCACGCCGAACAAACGAATGCGCTGTTTTTTCCACAACTGCTCAATCTTCAGGTCAACCATGGCGACCAAATCGTCGCCAGAAAACACGTCCAAGATTAGGCAGCTATACGTCTCAAGGTCGTCTTTACGCTCGTCCGACATCTCGTTCTCCACAGTTCGCAGAATGATACCCGAGGAGGGCACAAATCTCGGGCGCAAAAAAGGCCGACATCGCTGCCGGCCTGTGTTGAGGTCATTTTGAAATTGATTTCAAACTACTACCCGTTTCCAGTCTGTAGCTGTGAGACCTCTGTCGTCTAGATACACCGCAGTCATTTCCGCGTGTTTGTGTCCCAACAACGTCTGCACTACTTCTGGCGACATACCTTCTGCTATGTAGGTCCGCGCCGATAGGCTGCGAACTTCATGGAGACTAGGCCACTCATATTGTTTGTAGGCGTCTGGCGGAACTACAGCAACTATTTGCTCTCTGAATCTCGCACTTAGCGATGACATCTCAATCGCCCCGCCATTGGCCTTTCGCAAGAGAGTCGGACCATCCGCAGCAATATCCCTACAGTATTCAATTACGTCTTTCAGACTCATGTCTGTCGCCTCTAGGCGCAACGTCAACGGTATAGCTACCCGCGCTCCTACTAGCTTCCTGGCCTTTTTCTGCTGCTCTACTCGTAGGTGCCCATCGACTACGTCAGAGAACTTCATCTTGACTAGGTCCGCCCGCCTCTGACCAGTGGCTAACGCCAGCAATAGCATCGCAGGTACCCATAGCTGAGGCCCCGCGTAAGCCGTAGCAAACATTCGCTGCCATACATCCAGCGTTAGTCGCTTTCGTAGCCCAGGTGCTTTTGGTGCTTTTACGTGAGCCGCTGGGCTTGTCTCGGCCACGCCGTTAGCTATGGCCTCTGCATACACATCCCGTAGCTCGCCCAAGACTCGGACGGCTGTATGCGGTGTGAAGAGTTTTAACTTGCTAGCTACTTCGTGTGGTCGCAGCGCACGCAATGGGCTGATGCCCCAGTTAAATTCAATGTGCTTGATTGCTGCCGCGCGATTCTTCAACGTCTGATCTTTGTACCCTCGCTCACTGATGGCCTTCCGGTACGTCACCAACCACTCTGCCATCGTCGGCCCGGCGTCAACTTCGTTGCTGTTCGCTAACGTGAGACTCTTCAGGGCTTCTTCTAGAAGTCTCTTTAGTTCTTTCTTTTTCATACCGTTCCTGGGTAGTTCTGGATCGAACTCTAAGAACGCGGCACGAAATTACTAACCCCGTATCTGCGCGCCCGCAAACGAGGGGTGCAAAAGAAAAAGCCCGCACTAGGCGGGCTTTATAGATTCCGGTACCTACCGGCAGGGGGTGGGAATCAGACCTGCATAGCCGCGTTGGCAGCTGCAATGGCGGAAAGCTGATAGGTGCGCGTCGAGTCGGTGAGCTTCCAGCGCATCCAGTCGGCCACGGTGTTGACCGCGGATGTCACGTCGCCGGCCCAGTTCCAGACGCTCGCCAACTTCACGCCGCCGCCGATGATCCCGGTTTGCAGGATCTCGTCGAATGCCGACTGTTCGGTGGCGAGGTTGGTGGACAGCTCGTCCACGTTCTCGGAAGTGTTCTTGTACTGCGTGGCACCGAACTCGCCGAGGTAGAACGGCTTGCCGACTTGATCGGCCCAGCCCTTCGAGAGGGCGATGATTTCACCGGCCGTCTTCTCCGCGCCGCTGAAGAAGCGAGAGTCAGCGAGGCTGCGCGGGTAGACGTGCTGCTCCAGGGCATTGAACGCCCGCTCACGAAAGGCGACCCACGGCAGGTAGTCGGTGCTTGCCACGCCCTGCCAGTCGGCCAGCGTGTCGGCGGCCAGGCTGTTGGCCGTCTGGATCTTGACGGCGAAGCTGTTGCCAATCGGGGAGCCGCCGAAGATGCAGCGGCGGTTCTCGTCAAGGCTGTTGACCAAGGCCACGAAGTTGGACGAGAAGGCCTGCCACTCGGCCATCGTCATCTTGTCAGATGGCGAATAGACCCCCCCGCCCGGCTTTTGCGTGCCGCCCGGCGTCCAGTTGACGATGGCGCCGGCTACGCCGTCAGTACCGTCGAGCTTCCAGCTCGGGTGGTACTCCGCGCCGATGGTGTTGATGACCTCGTTGCCAAGCTGCCATCCCCAGATTGCCGACGACCCCTTGTAGCGCGTGACGACCTCCGTCACGAATGTTTCGAACAGCTGCCAGGCCTTGGTGTGCTTGTAGGCCAGGTTCTTGGGCGGCTCGAACTGGCCGAATACGTCGTAGCAGGAGTCGGTGAACCCGCGAGCGCCCCAGACCAGCACGGCCACGATGCCCAGGCCCAGCGCCTCAGCCTTTGCTACGACCTGATCCAGCTTTGCGTAGAAAGCGGTCTTGTTGAGGTACCACTGGTTGTACCAAGTGGACCGCGAGTACATGCCGACAGCCATGCGCACGAAGGGCAGGCCCCAGGTCTGCTTGATGGCGGTGAAGTCGGCGTTGAAGTCGCTCGTCACCCCGAGGGGCGACAGCTCAGTGATGAACGCGCCCCAGTGGTTGACGCCGATGCCGCGCTGCTCGCGCCCGTTGCGGAAGAAGGACGTGCCGACCGGATAGAGCCCCTTGCGGTCGGCCGGGATCGGAGTGCCAGTATTCCTCGACAGCATGTCAGGCCGCCGAGGTGATGAGTTCGACTCGGAAACCCCAGGCGCTCGGCGTCTCCGCTGTGCTGCTCTGGGTCATCGTCAGCGTGATGTACTGCGCCACGCTATCGAGGCTGGATGCCAGCGTCGTCGCCGATCCCCGTGCAGCCGAAGAGGCTCCGAACGGGTTCTGCGTTGCACCATTCATGCCGCGCTGAAGGCTTGTCGCCGACTGACGCCTGAACTCCAGGTACATGCCGTGCGTGACGTTCGTGGTGGCCAGCGGCGCAGTGGTCAGGATGGACGTGTCGGCAGTCGTGCCGGTAGAGCCGACGCGGATCTGAATCGTGGTCGTCTCGGCCGTGCCAGATTTCCCGAAGCCTCCACTGAACAACAACGCGTCGCCGTTCTTGATGATGCCGCCCTGGATCAGCTTCTGGAAAGCGATCTGCTCAGCAGTGCCCGTGACACCAGTCCAATCAGTGTCCAGGGTGGCGATGACTGCGCGGCCATTTACCGGCTTCCACCGGGTGCCGTTGGACTCGAACAGCGCCTTGTTGAGGTCCGTGACCCGGACGACTCGCCCCTGATACGTGGACGGCGACAGCGCCAGCATGGCCGCCGCCGTCATGTCGGCGGTTGGGTAGAACGTCACGCCAGCCACGGTCAAGCTGCCATCAACCCCAGCCCCTGACACCGGGGATGGAAATTCGTTCTTCTTGAGGAAGCTGTCGAGCTTCATCTGGTCTTGATCATTCAGGACATCGCCGGTCAGAGCGAAACCCTCGCGAACGTCGTGCTGGTGCGCGGTTGCGTCCGAGACCACGGCGAAGTAGTTCTGGGTCGCGTTCGCACCATCCTTGTAGGTGAGGGTCAACGCGAACGTTGCATCCTCGTCCTTCATCCAAATCACTTGTTGCGGCTGCACCTTATTGCCGTAGGTGATTACCGAGGTGATCTCGCTGGGGCTGTTGTTTCGCAGTTTCTTTGCCATGTTCAGTTCTCCGGTTAGTGGATGACCGGAATTCTGCCAGACAAAGAAAAAGCCGGGGACTTTTCAGCTCGTCGGTTTTGAAATCAATTTCAACCCGGCTTCGACCAAACGGCGCTCTGCCTGCGCCAAGAACTCCGATTCTGTCCAGTGATTGTCCAGAAAGACATCGATCTGACCGTCAGGGAGCTTGGCGTGGATGTCGCTATCGTTGGGCGGACCGAACCCCTCGCGTACGATCTCGGTGATGCAGAGTTCCCGCCGTGCTAGGGCCGAGTGCAACTTGAGCGCCCGCAGTTCACGAAGATCGCTGTACCTGCGGAGGTCCGAAACAACCACTGGCCCCCGCGTCTTCTGGATGCGATCCATCGTGGCATCCACCCAACGCAACGGAGTACCTTGTCGGGCCATGAACAAGGTTCCGTACGTGTCTAGGTGAAAACGCCCGGTCTGCGGTTCGTAGAGGTCGAGCCGGAGATGCTTCGCAAGGAAGTGCCGGTAGTCCGGGTGGCTGACATGAAAAGCGCAGAACGTTTCCTGCGGTGTGCTCTTGTATTCGCGGTTGCGGAGCGCCGCGGTGTCTACGTTCAGCGCGGCGGCAACCTCTTCGTAGAGGGCATCCGCAAAATCAATCTGCACGAAACCGTACTTTCGTACGAGATGCCCCGCGAGAGTGCCCTTCCCTGTACCTGGGTAGCCGTGGATCGCCACGATAGCTCCCAGCTCGTCCGCGGCGCTGTGGTTCATTCTGCGTCCTCCTCGCCGGGGTCGTCGTTGCTCTCGTCATCGCCTTCGGGCTCACCGTCCTCGGCGGCAGCTCGCGCTTGGGCTGCGGCTATGGCCTTACCGTGAAACGGGTTCTTGCCCATACGGAAGGGGTGGAGCGCACATTTAGTGACACGGCACTCCTCGACTTCCTTGCGGTACCCGTTACTGCATTCGATGCACTTTGCACGAATGGCGGTGAGTGGCGAGCGGATGCGCTTGCGGTACCGGTCGATGATCTCGCCCGCGGTTCCCGGTGTGGGCTCATCCGATACCTGGATGACCTCGGCCAGTTTTGCTTTCATGGCGGCGATGTCGCCCCCTCCTGTGTTACGGCGAACCGGACCTACCGGTTTGCTCACTGGGGCTGCTGCCGGCGCCGTGCGCGAGGCCGCGGCGATTGGGATGATGCGTCTGCGGAGGATGGGAGGCATACACGCTTTCGATAGAAGTTCAACCATGCCGGCCTTTCAGCCGTGCGCCATAGAAGCGTCTCCCCCGTTCCATCCAGATACACCGCGCTAACCAACCATTGCTCGGTACGCGGATAGAACACTACACGGAGAAACGCTTTGTCTTCCGGTCCGACGCCGCGGGTCATTACTTTCCCTACGGCTTCCACAAAGCATGGCTCAAAGTTGACGTAGCAGTAGCCTTGCTCGCCCGCCTCGTTTCGCACATCTACTGTGCTCGATAGGGTGGTTTGCTTGGCCGGTTTCTTCGTCGCCCGGAGCCCGTACTTACTGCGTTCGGCTCTCATTGATTGTAGGGGATTAGCCCCTCCAACACCTCTCCTACGGGGAGGGTGATACGGGCGCCAAGCTCTGTGACGGATACGTCGATTCCGTCCGGCAGGCACCCGCTGATATCCATCTCGAAGCCATCGATAAAGGCCCCCTGCGGTGCCCCTAGCTCCAGCGTGATCCAGCGAGCTTTTGACCAATCCGCGTCCGGGTCGAAGTCCGGGTGATTCCGGGCAACGAACCCGCCGAGGATGGAGAGACGCTTCACGTTGAGGTGGTCGATGATGTGGTCGTAGACCATGCCCGCCGCGGCGAACGAATCCAGTACAGGGTCACTGGTGAGAACCGGTGCGTTCTTGTGGCCTTCTGAAATTGATTTCAAATTGAAGAGCCAATCGAGCGCGGTGGTGTACTTGCTCACCTTGGTGTGCTGAAACTGACGGAGCCCGCCCCCGTGGTAGGTGGGGTGCCCCGCGCCGCGCCAGTCGGCCGGCAATCCCTGCTCTTGCAAGTCCGCGTAGGCGCGAGCCCTGGCCCGTTCATTGGATAGCTGGCGATAGTCGGGCTTGACGCGCGCAGTACCCTCATAGCGATTCTCGTAGAACGCTTTGCGCGGCTGCATCTCGTCGAGTAGTTCGTGCTCCGCGATGGCAAGGCACAGGAACGGCGATTCGCTGTACGTGATGAGGCGGCTGTACGGAATCCCCATCTGGTCGATCTCGTGGGCGAGTGCAGCCGGGGATGTGCTGGTATTCCAATCCATGAACAGATTGGCGAGCGGCAAGGTGTCTTGCGTGTGACGGTGGTCTACCCAGCTATGGATGCAAATGTCCGCCGCGGCGCCCAAATCCCAGCGATGGTGGCTAGGTTTGTTCGGGTCTTGGTAGGTGACGGTCCGCCGCGAGAACTCCGGGCTGATGTACCCGTACGCGATGCTCAGTGGCCCGAACCGCTCAAGTAGCCGCTCCAAGCCGTTCAGGCATAGGGCCTCGGCGTTACCCATGCTGAAGTCGTTGCCCTCGTACGGGTTCGCAAAGCCCCGGGCGTAGACCGAGTGATTGCCCAGAAAATCCGAGAGCCGGAAGTTCTGGGAAATCCAATAGGTGCGCGGGTCTTCAATGGGCATGACTCGTGCAAGCCGACAGGGTTTGCGCGATCTGGGCGCCGTTGCCTTGGCTGGTCTGTGCGAAGACATCGGCCATGCCCATGATGAGCCGGAGCCGGGTGTCTAGCGCCAACTCCAGGAATCGCTGAGTGCCGTACTTCGCCGCATGCTCCTCGTCGAACCATGCGCGACGGTACGCGCTGAGGAACAGGGATGCGTACGTGACTTCATCGCCGACTTCCAACTCCTGGTGGATGTCGCGCATGTGGCCGGTGATGGCCGTAACGAGGTCGAGCTGCCCGGCCGCCGAGGCGTTGTGCAGATATTCCATGATGTCGATCATCTGGAAACCGTGAGCCTCGAATGAGGCGCGGGTTTGCTCGAAAACGGTCTCTGTGTTCATGTTGCTTCTTCTGTAGGAGAAAGGCTACTTTACATCGCCAGTGTCAACCGCCAGCTTGCGGGTTTCCCTGGGACTCCTGGATTTCAGCAATCGAATCGAGAATTTTTCCCGCTACAGAACCTGCCTCAGTAACCCAATCCTCAGAGGCCAGAATGATCCCCAACGCAGCGTGCTTCCCAAGCTCAGAGAAGACCTCGCGAGTGCGGAATTCCTCTGCGAGTGCGCCTGGGTCAGCCGCGACGACGAACAACAGGAATACGGCGAACGGGTCCGCTGGGACGAGGATCGGCGGGCGGCTCTGGATTTCCCGGCGCAGGGCTTGCTTGAGGTGCTGGTGGACGGCGTACAACCAGTGGACGCTTTGGCGCCGTGCCAACGCCATGCCCCAGTCCAGGTCGCTGGGCGGGTCGTCCTTCCGGCGCCGGTGGTAGACCGCTCGGGCGAAGCCGCGGTTGTACTGCGATATGGCTTGGTCGGGCAGCTTGCGGGGCCACAGGACGCTTAGGCACGCCCCCGGGACGCGGCGAAGTCGGCCGGCTGGCAGCGCCTCCATGACTGCCGTTGACAAAAGCGGATTGAATCGATTCGTGGTGTTCATCTCGGATGACCAGTTGGAGGAGCTGTGTAGCTGCGACGACCACGATCTTTGGGTACTTGCGTACGTCGATCTGATAGCCCGTCGTCTGCTTCAGGTACTGCGGGTTGATGAGGTAGCGATGAGGGTGTTTGAGCCCCGGCCAATTCTCGCGCAAGCGACCGCAGAGAGCGTCGTACGCCTCGTCCGACATGAACGTTTCGTTCAGGTGGTAGTAGGTGTACGACGCCATGAGGTACCACGGGATGAGTAGCGTGGTCTTGAGCGCCGCGATCTGTTCTTTCTGGATCATGTCGCCTCGTCGATAAGCAGGGAGTAGAGCTTCTTGAGCTGGGTTACTGTAACCATGCGGAAGGCGAGTGCGGCCCGCAGTGCTACGGACGGGTTGCCGTCTCTGAACATGAAGGCCGACGCCCCCGCGCAAGCCTGTTCCTGCTTCGCCTGCCCGTGCGTTGTCTTGTGGCAGGGGAACGTTTGCATGTCGTTTTTGCGGAGATCGGCGACGATGCCCGCGACGCGTCCAGGTTGGAGGTCGATTGCCCCCTCTTTGCGGAAAGGGCAGTTGGCGCACGGTGACTTGAGGTCGAATCGCATTTGAAATTGATTTCAAAGACCCCTGCGCTTGCGGAGCGAGTCGAGCGGTTCGCCCCATCCCTCGTTCAAGAGGGAGGAAAACACGGGATCGATGCGAGGGGCGAGATGGTCATCCACAACCATGATCTCCATCGTTTCCTCCCCGTCGCGTTCGCGTCGCAAAGCGCGATGCGTCCCGTCCACGAAGACCATCGAACCGTCTGGCTGTCGTAGCGCGATGGGCGGGTCTTCGAGGTCGGTCGGCTTCAGGTTCCTGACGCGCTCCTCGTCCCACACTCGATTCTCGCGCAGGTACGGAGCGATGTCGCTCGTCATTACCGCGATGCGCTCCCCCGCGATCTTCGGGATATGGAACGGGGTGTAGAGCCGCTTGCGAAGCTCCGTCACGTTGTAGACGCGGGTCGGCGTGCCGTCGTCGGGGACAAACGTCATGGTCTCGGCCGCGAACCCGGCGAAAACGGCCTGCATGAATTCGGTCTTGGTCTGCACTATCGCCTCCTTACGACGACTGGGGGTCTGACGGGTGCCGGGGCCGGCGCTGGCCGCCGCGCGACAACCACGGTCTTTTTAGGTGCCTGTTTAACGGCTTTCTTCTGCTCGCGCTCGACGTACTTAGCGAGCGCCCACTGGAAGTGCCCGTCCGGCCTAGGTACCCCACTAAGGGGGCTCCATGCGAGCATCATCATCTCCCGCGCGGTAGCGTCCAGCTCTGGGTCGGGCGGTGGCGGCTCGTAGCGGCGCGGCGGGAGGTGGGCGGGTCGCGGAGGGAACTTGCCTTCCAGACCCATCGTGTATGCGACCAAGAGAGCCTGAGCCACGACGTACTGCAAGTCGAACTCGCCCCGGTCATCCCGACGATACAGAACCTCGTAGGCGAGGTCTGCCCATTCCGGGTGTTCGTGTTTGAACGAGGTTGCTACCCCCTTGGTCGGCCGCTTCACGATTCGCCCCGGCCCTTCTGCATGATGCTGGTGATGAAGCTATGCCCGGCCTCACGCGCCTCCTCGCCGATGGCTTCCGGTTCGGCGCCGAGACGTTCCCGGGCGAGGCGATTCAGCTCCGTGTGGAACCAGTGGCCGAAGCGAGTGAACGCAACGGCGTGCGAACCGAACTGCTTCAGCATCTTCTCCCGCAACTGCATCTCCGTCACATTGGCGTTGGCGAATGCCTCGACGAAGTGACTGGGGCAACGGCACTTGATCTTCGGGTCGTCATTCGCCCAGACGAAGCCGAAGAAGTCGGCGGTTCGACCGCGGAATACAACAGACGCGAACTCGTGCGCCTCGTCGTCGGTGATCTCGGACTTTTCCGCGATGACGCGAGCGGAGGCACCGAACTGGTGCTCCACGCTCTGGTAGTACGCCCCCATGAAACTGGTGTGGATGGCGTCGAGTCGAGTCTGAAGCCGCGTCGCCGCCAGGGTGAGTTCCGGGGAAGGATCGACGACGGCCGACATGGCGCGGATAGCCCCGCGGAGAGCGTCCAGCGTTTGCGTGTCCGGGCCGCGGTCGTTGCTGCTGACCGTGCGGTGCATTTCGTAGCCCTCGCAGAAACCGGCCGCAGCGAGCGCGAATTTTTCATCGGACGAACCGATAACGGTGGAGCTGTCGGCGATGCCTTGCAGGGCGGCCGTCGCCTCGTCCAGAGCCGCCTGCAACTCGGAGTCTGTTTCTTTGATGTCGTCGGATTCCATGATGGTTCCTGTGGTTGAGTGGATGTAGCTTACGTGATCAGTAGGCGCGCTACTTGCGCCGAATTCGCCTACCGGATTGTCGCGGCCGGGCAGTGGGCGGCGTGACGGGTTCGACGGACAGCATGTCGCCCTGCCGAACCACCTGAACGCGGACGCCCATGCTGGAGCGGACCGGTACGAACACCTTGCGCGGTGGCGCAGGCGGTGGCGGGGGTGGGTTGTTGCCCGCGCGCATGGTCCGGGCGCGGCCCGGCTGAACCTGCGTGAACGTGGGTGCGGGGGCGTCGCCGTCGCGCGTGGGATGTGGACCGGTCGGGTTATACCAACTCGTCCAGGCCGCGCCGTACTCGGTGACAGCATGCCGCACAACCTGATCGTATGGTGTGGTGAACGTCCTATGTTCGACCTGGGGTTGGGTCAGGTACTGGCGGAATTTGCGCGACATGATCATCACGATACCCAGACCCGGGTATGTGTCCCTGGTTCCGTCGCCTGTTTCGGATGCGTTGTTGACGAGTAGGTCGAACACGAACTCTGGGGTGTTCTCCAAGAGCCAGCCGAGGTCGTT